TTTGAAGTGAGAGTGTGTGTCCAGTAATGGGAAGCCGAACCATTGCGGGGCTTCCAGGTGTGGTATTAAAGGTGTTTTCAAGGATGTAGGTAAGTCGGCTACGTGCGCCCTGCGCGAAACTCATTTAAATTCTCCCCCTGTTGGGTCTGGTTGTTATATTGAATAATACCATGCGCGATACATGTGGCACAATAGGGTTTGTCAAGGCGTAATATATGCGTAAAAAGTAAAAGCCAATGGGCAAAATATCCACGGCGAATCGTTTACGAACCCATACCTCTGTGAGTATCTGATATTAATTATTTCACTATTTTCAGTGATCTGTAATCCTTTTGTAAACCTTGCCTTAACGTCATCAGCAAGATCATCTAATACGGCAGTCCCGCCCGTATTCTCTTTCACAAAAGCATCAACATAGAAAACGCCAGTCCATTTTTCCGTCCCTGTCGAATCGGCTGTGGCTGGTATGATTTCCGTGATGCTTAACTTTGGCCTCAACCATGCGGACTTTCCGGTTGGGTTAAATTGCACATTCTCCCAAGCTATGTCAGTTGAGTTAGTAATTCCGGTATAGGAGCCTCCATTAAGCCGCCCCTCTAAAGCCCTGCGTATGTCCTGCGAATCACTCATACCTTAAATTTACTCGCTACGTTTTCAGCTATCGAATCAATCTTTGAAACGGCATCCTGAACAAAGTGTTGCGCCTGCTGATGCTGCGTTCCAAACTCAACATATGGGCCGTAATGCACGTTATTATTATAATATACGACATCGCCGCCCTTAACACCAAGTATCTTGGTTATAATCCTAGACATAGCATCACCAGATGGATTTGAAACCGCCACGCTTGGCCTTGGTTCTCCTGCTTGCCAGTCAAGGTCTGGTGATCCGATCTGGGCAGTCCAAGACCTTCTTAGGTGTCCTATATCAACCGGAGTGTTGAGTACAACCGCCTCACCAATATCCTGGCACAGCGCAAACATGAACTTATCAGTATTGGTTGTTACCTTAGCCACAAACCTAGATATATCTGCGCTAAATTCGTTTTCTGGCATCACTGCCTACCTTGGCAGATATAGACCACATCATCACCAGATTCCTCAACCTGTCTTACATCTACCAGCCTATATTGAATTGTGCTATCAAGCACAATATCCTGCGCCTCTGGCACAACAGAATCTGATGCTCGAATCAGTATCTTCCTGTCGCCACGCTGGATAAGTGTTCCCTCGAAGTCTTTGTCTTTGTATGATAGCAGTAGACCTTTGATGTCTGTATCTGTGGTCGTCTGCCCAGAAATGGCTCCGGTGCTAGGTGAATATGTTCCCTCAGTCACCTTTCTCAGTGTCAGGTCTTTCCCCAGATCATTTATAAGTTTTGTTGCGTGTTTTTCTATAGCCATATTACTTGGCCTCTGACAGTTCTGCTCCAAGCGCAAGGTATCCAGCGGCATCCACAAACGAATCGGCATGACTGATTGTATTCGAGAGTCTTGCGACCTTAACAAGAGTCATCATCACCGCAACGTCTGCGGCACAAATTCTTACATGATCTGGCAAATATGCGTTCCACATATCTGCAATACGCTGAAAATTAGCCTGCGGAGAGCCGTATTGCTCTTGACGCTCACCATTAATAAGACCCTTTGCTGTATCAAGCACATCGTTTCTAAGCATCACACATCCTGTCCGTCAACCTTAATTGACCCTTCCGGTGGATTGCTAAATTGGTCTTGATAGAAACGCTCACCGACACGATCATCATCATCACGTTGATCTCTGATAGCATCCTTGGAAACGCCGAATACAGATGGGGTTGGAAGGTCATTGTCAAGCGCCTGAGATGCCAAGTCTGAAGCAAGATCACCATAGGCAACAGCTTTCTGCGTGTATTTGACTGACACCCCCTCAATGGTAGTATCTGCCAGCCTTGCGAATTTAGCCTGTACAGACTTTGCCGCCAACGATGCAGCGCCAAATACGTTATCATCAACGGTTAGGAAGTAATTAATCATCTCATCAGATAGAAGCTGATCAGATGTATCAACATCACCAATTAAGACTCTTACTTTTGCAAGGTCTGTGGATATGTCAGCATCATCAAACGTCCAGCTCATTTCTTTTTAACTTTCTTATTGTCTTTTTTTACTTTCTCTGCTTTTTCTAGCTTACTACGCAGACTTAAAACCAATATCTCTAAATAATCAATCTCCGCTTCCATATCTGAAATATAGTTACGTTTAACAATCTTAAATGGAAACTTAATCATATCGACATATACTCCTTTGCCCATTGGTTATTCTTCACTATATCATCGTCCCAAGGATTTTGTAAGCCATGAAAAAACAGTATCTTACAGTCCTCCGGTATATCTTTTATACCGCGCTTTTTCAGGTGACAGCGATAGCTATAGATTCCATCGGCCTTACCAAATCCATTGTCTTTTTCAATCTGAGTCATTTTTGTTGCAAGGTAAGCCTGATCGCTACCAATGAATCCAGCCGCTTTAAGACCAGTTACGGGGTGAACCTTATCAGCCCTGAACTCCTTCCAGAATTGACTCCTAGTTCCAACTGTATGCAGGCAAAGTGATCCGTTACATGGCATGAACTCACCATCTACCCTCCACATCCTGAAATCAGACTGATCTGTTAAAATGTGATCTATGTTCCCAACAATAACAGCGTCAAGATCAAACCAGCAAAATTTATCACCGACAATTTCCTTAATTTCAGGATCGAACATTCTTAGCCGATAAAAACAATTCGGCTTCATTTCGTTACCGTACCTTGGACACGGATTCGGCCACAATTTTATCTTTTCAATGCGGTCATCAATTCCACTAAAATCATCAGTAATACAAATTTTTCTATGTGGTACTGTAACATGTCGGTCAATCATTCTAAAGAAGCGATTGACATGATCGGCTGTAAATTTCGTTCTGTATCCATCTTTCTTCCACTTGAATACAACGATAGAAATCGGTTTCTCCATATTTTTCCCTATCTTTCTGTATTCAATCGGTATGCCAATTTTGTTGTAATACCCCATAGCCTGCTGCATACCATTTGAAATTCCGTAGTCTGTGTAAACGGCAATTTTTTTAGCGTGTTTTCCCCAAGAGTATCCGCAGTTGATACCAGTCTTTCTCTGATCTGGATCACAATCTTGCAATGCTTGTGTGTAAAGAATATGACTGGCAAACGGATGCTCACCGCGATTGATAGAATCCCTAATCGCCCTGTTCGCGTATTCGGTGTGTGTTTTTACATCTCCGGCGTATGGAGATTCAATGACCACAAGTGTCACAGAACAACCTCCTCATACCCCCACCTAATAGGATTTTTACTTCTTTCATCTCCACGTTGTTTCTTATTTGCCAATATCGCCCTGTATTTTTCGTGGAACTCGCTATTCTTACGTTCCCACTCAGTAGTGTTTGCATCAGATACGACATTCGATTCGTATCCGAATAAAGTGATTGGATCACCAGTACACTCAACATATGATTTTAAATGCCTACTTGAGTATCCGTGATGAAGTTGTGGAGCCACCTGCTCAAGTTGCTGTAGGAACCTTCCATCACCGCCATACGTTCCGCAGTAATCGCAGTCATATCCGTTGATAGACCAGTAGTTATCATGCTTCACTAGGAATGTATTGCAATGATATTTTGGCTCCCTCGCTCCACCAATAAATTTTCTCTCAAATGTATGATAGCGTGTTGCGTCAGTACATTTCTCAACAATGTCATTCATCGCTTCAGGTGTAATGATGATGTCCATATCAGACATCAGCAACCACGGATTAGCAATATCGTAGTTTTTTCTTGAGTGCTTTCCAGCCTCAAGCGCACCAACATTCCTTGCGTGATGTTGCGCCCACGGAATGTTTTCTTTTACCCTGAACAGAATTTTTCTGTGACGTAATTCCTTGAATATTTCTGCCGCTGGATATATCGGACTTGAATCATCAACCAAGATAAATGTAATTTTTTTCTGCAAATCCCCACTAAAACGGTTCCAATTCTCAACTTGCTTTTCTAGCATTTTTGGATTCTCGTAGTACGGGTAAATTACATAATAATGATCGCTCATTTAGATAAAACCCCAAATTCTAGCTGTGCATCCTGATACGGAAAGAATAAAACAAAGCAGTAGAAATGCCTGCATAAGATCACTAAATTTCATCGGTAACTCCATCGGTTTCTAGATACTGAATCTTCACACGAAAACCCAATCCGGTCAATCAAAACATCCTCTTAAAATCGCTCCATGATATTTTTTCAAAATCCTGTACCGCACTATCTGGATATACGTTATATGTTTTTATTCCGCTTTCGGAAAGTTTACTGGCTATTGATTTGAACGCTGGCATCCATTCCAAATATCTTGTGTCGGTTGGTGGCTTGATTTTCTTGTTAGTCAACCCACGCTTCTTTTCGACCAGGTCTGACTGGTCATAGAAATAATGAGATTTGTTATCTGACTTCATATCGAAACCAAAAAGAAAGATACGATCTGGCTCTATGTGATACGCCCTGTTGATAGCACATTGGCCACTGTTCCTGCCAAAAAGAGTATCTCTGCTATCTGATAGTCCACTAGCTTTTATATCACCATTAAACTGAGTAAGATTTGGCCACTCAATACCAACCTTCCAGGCGCACCTCCTAAAAAATGTCGGTATCTCCATCCACTGTAGTTGCTCATACCTTGCTTCCATCCAAAGCCTGTCCATAGACAAAGCCTCATCACAAGGAAACAAGATCGCGCTTTCGTTTACGCCAATGACATACCCGTAATCTTTTAGAGTTGCTGCTGGAATGTCTTTAACTGACGGGCCACCAGCTATGATAATTACATCTCTTTTGGTTGAGGTTTCTTGATCCATAGCGTTACCCCTTTATCTCTAATGTCTGCACGATCAATCGGAATCTTCATTTCTGTAAGTCTATTGATCCACCACTCTGAACTCCTGACAATCCTATGGGCGTTTGTTCCATCCGGTAAAAACTCATTTGCTTCTCTCGTAGAGATTGTCAGATACAAACCCTTCAGGCATCTATTATAAATTTCGTAGATGAACTTATTCAAAAATTCCATCTCAACGTGTTCAATTACGTCTGTACACACCACGACATCAGATTTATCTGGTCGTTTCTCACACTTGCCTATGATACATGGATCATATTCTGTGATCGTGTATTTTTTACCGTAGTTTTCTTCCATAGACCTTTTAAGACTTCCGTTGCCACAACCATAATCAAGAACTGTTTTTGCTACAAGCTCATCACAAAATGATGATACCTGTTTCCTGTGGTGCTTCCCATCATTGCCCCAAGGCTTTTGCTCATCGCGCTTCTTTATGTGGTGCTTTATGTTTAGCACCCTGTATTCATCACTTATAAAGCCGTACTTTTTGAAAGACATATGATGTCGCCCTTTTTTTGCTCGTTGACAATTCTTACGTTTGGAAAATATTGTTTAAGCACTTCAAGATAATTCTTGCCATCCCTGATTCGGAATATACATACAGTATCATCGTTTGATGATTCTACTATTAATTTCAGGTACTTATCAACTGGTATGTGGAAGCAGTATGCCGAAAAAGAAACTATCAAATCGCGTGGTATAATGTCGTATTTTTGCGGAGAAGATAATGAGAAGTTTTTGACACCGTTTTTTGACAGAAATCCAGACATGACAGCATGGTTTGAAAATGTTTCCGCGTGTTTATTTACCACTGGAAGATCGCTCTCACCATCAAGAAGCTCCACGCTCGCACTTCCTGCGTAGTGCTTTGATAGCAGGACATCAACCCCACCAAGCCCAGAGCCGATATCAAGTATGCTATTACATTGCAATGGGAGGAATGGTTTAAGAGATTCGTACAATCTGTTCAT